TAACGACTACCGGGACTTCACAAGGAAAAACGTTTAATTTTTATGAGACTTCAAATTTTATTCAAGTTCCAGATTCCGTAATTGGAATTGAAAAAGTATTCAAATTTGATACTAGTGACATTTCTGGTGGAATGTTCAGTATCAAATATCAATTGTTTCTAAATGACTTATATAGTTTTAATTCGGTAGAACTACTACAGTTTGCGATGGTAAAGACGTACTTGGAAGATATTGATTTTCTATTAAAAACTGATAAGCAGATAAGATTTAATAAAAGGCAAAATAGAATGTACCTTGACATAGATTGGGGTGCTCAAAAAGCAGATACATTTTTTGTTATTGATTGCTACAGAATACTAGATCCTAATGATTTTACTAAGGTTTATAATGATAGTTTTATTAAGAGATATCTTACTGCACTGATTAAGAGACAGTGGGGACAAAATCTAATTAAATTTAGAGGTGTTAAATTGCCTGGTGGGGTTGAATTAAATGGTAGAGAAATATATGATGATGCAGAAAAAGAAATTCAATCAATATTAGATAGAATGTCAATGGATTATGAACTTCCACCTTATGATTTTATTGGATAATTATGGCATTAAATCCCTTCTTTCTTCAAGGTTCTCCTACAGAACAAGGTTTGGTTCAAGATTTGGTCAACGAACATTTAAAAATGTTTGGAATTGATGTATATTATATTCCCAGAAAATTGCTAAAAACTGATAATATCATTAGGGAAGTACAGTCATCAAAATTTGATGACAATTTTATTATAGAAGCATATTTGAATAATCACGAAGGATATTCTCCTGGAAGTGATATTATGAGTAAATTTGGAATTACTTTAAAAAATGAGTTATCATTAATAATTTCTAGGGAAAGATTTGAAGAATTTATAAGTCCATTCTTATCAGAAATAATATCAGGAGAACCTAATTATTCTCCTGGAGAGAAACTAGTGTTTGCGACTAGACCAAAAGAAGGTGATTTAATATTCTTTCCATTGGGAGAAAGACTGTTTGAATTAAAGCATGTTGAATTTGAAAATCCTTTTTATCAATTGGGTAAAAATTATGTTTATGAATTAAAGTGTGAATTGTTCGAATATGAGGATGAAGAAATTAGCACTGGTATTGAGCAAATAGAATCTACCCTATCCGATACTGGGTATATCACAGATCTAAAACTTGTTGCATTTGGTGGATCTGCTCAGTGTCAAGCAATTGTGAGTCCATATGCAGGAGTTAATGAAATTACAATTACAAATGATGGTTATGGATATACTAGAACACCTATTGTAACTATTGATCCTCCGCCAGATTTTACATTAGACCGCAGTTTGCTTTTAGGTGCTACCAGTTTAGGTATAGATATTGCCAAAGCGACAGCAGTGGCAATAACAACTTCTGTCGGTGGAATGAAGTCTGTAAGTAAAATTTTAATTACAAATGCTGGATACGGATACATAGATCCACCAAAGGTGAGAATATCTGGTGGTGGAGGAACAGGTGCTACTGCTATCTGTGGAATTACTACTAATTTAATCACACGAATTCATATCTTAGACAAAGGTGATCGATATTATCAACCACCGTCAATAATAATATCTCCACCAGTTGGAGGTGGGACAACCGCAACGGCAATTACTAAAATTTCTTCCGGAAGAGTTTCGGAAGTTATACTTGTAAATGCCGGATCTGGATATACATCTTTACCAACAATCACAGTATCTCCACCTCCACTAGTTGGATTTGGAACTTATATTGTATCCGAAGAAGTTACTGGAACTCTATCTGGCACCACTGCAACAGTTAAATATTGGGAAAATCCCGGACAAGATATTGATAAGATTTTAAGAGTCTATCTAAATAATGGAACATTTAGTGCAGGCGAAAATATTGTAGGTTCTGCGTCCTCTGCAATATATACACTAAAGTCATACGATCTAGATACATCTACTTCCGACAACTATTCTCAAAATGATGAGATAGAGCAGGAAGCAGATTTAATAATTGATTTTAGTGAATCAAATCCATTTGGTACTTACTAATGCTCGGAAATTATTACTATCACGAAATCATAAGAAAAACAATTGTTGCCTTTGGTACTGTTTTTAATGATATTCATATTCAGCATCAAAACAATGCTGATGAAGTAATTTCGGATATGCGAGTTCCATTGGCATATGGACCAATGCAAAAATTTCTTGCAAAAATTCAACAGCAAGAAAAATTAAATAAACCAGTTGCAATTACTTTACCAAGAATGTCATTCGAAATGACTTCTATTAGGTATGATCCAAGCAGGAAGGTAGGAGTAACTCAATCTTTCAAAGCATCTGATGGTGATAAATTAAAGAAGGTTTATATGCCTGTACCATACAATATTGGATTTGAATTAAATATTCTTACGAAATTAAACGATGATTCATTACAAATAGTTGAGCAAATTTTACCATATTTTCAACCAGCATTCACATTAACAGTGAATCTTGTAGATTCCATTGGAGAAAAAAGAGATATTCCTTTAAATTTGGATGATGTTTCTTTTAGAGATGACTATGAAGGAGATTTTTCCGAAAGAAGGGCATTAATATATACATTAAAGTTTACAGCAAAAACTTACCTATTCGGTCCTATCACAGATTCTACTGATGGTCTGATTCGTAAGGTTCTGGTTGATGTTTATACAAGTTCAGATATTGTAAATGCAAAGAGGGAAATGAGATATACTGTCGAACCAGATCCAATTGATGCACAACCAGGCGATGATTTTGGATTCAATGAGAATTGGGAATTCTTTAATGATTCCAAAACTTATAGTCCGACTCAACAAACGGATATTTGATGGGTAGATATGGCAAATGATTTTGAATCTATAGATAAAGCACTGAATACTGAAAGTATTGTTGAGATTAAGGCAAAAACAACGGAAATAGAATTATTAAAATCAACACAAAATGATGTACAAAAGGATTATGAGTATAGTAGGACTCAGTTATATTCTCTTATAGAAAAGGGACAGGAAACATTAAATGGTATTATGGAATTGGCAGCAGAAAGTGATAGCCCAAGAGCATATGAAGTTGCCGGCCAAATTTTAAAGAGTGTGGCAGATACTGCAGATAAATTAATAGATCTTCAGAAGAAAATGAGAACAATTGAAGATGATGCTATAAAGACTACCAATAATGTGACAAATAATGCAGTATTTGTTGGATCAACTTCAGAACTACAAAAATTACTTAAACAAGGTTTTCTAAATAATAAAGATAACTCTTGATATGCAAATGCAACTGAAGTCCCATAGAACAGTTGAACAAATTGCAAGGAAGCATCGTATGATTGTTTCCGATATTCAGAAACAACTGGATATGGGAATTCCAATTGAGTACGAGCATACGCGCAATAAAACTTTAGCAACTGATATCGCTCTTCAACATCTTGACGAGTTTCCAGATTATTATACTCGTCTGAAAAAGATGGAAGCAGATGCAAAGAAAGAACATAAAAAGTTCAAGGATGTAAAAGAAGATGCAGTAACTGATCTTCAAAGAGGTATTGTTGAATTACCTGATGCATCTTATGATTCTATTGATAATTTGATGCGACGCATTATGAAGAAAAGAAAAGTAACTGCTAAACAACTTCATAATGATTTTGTTGATAAACACAATCAAACTCCAGATACTTGGGCAAAGAAGAACATGAAAGAAGAAACCAAATCGGGAGATCAAGGTCTTCGTGATTGGTTTGGCAAATCCGAATCAAAAGATAAAAAACCAGGTTGGGTAAATGTTGTAACTGGTGGAACTTGTGCAAGTGATGAACCTGGAGAAGGAGTTCCAAAGTGCGTATCTTCTCAGAAAAGAGCAAATATGTCCAAAGAAGAAAGATTATCAGCATCAAGAAGAAAAAAAGTAGCAGATCCAGGACAACAAGAAAAATCTGGTGCTGCAAAACCAACAAATGTAAGGACAGAAGAAATGGATCTCCAAGAAGTAAAAGATAAACCAGGTAAAGGTAGTGGAAAAAAAGATGCCTGTTACAATAAAGTAAAATCAAGATATGATGTTTGGCCTAGTGCATATGCATCTGGAGCACTGGTTAAGTGTCGTAAAGTTGGCGCTACTAATTGGGGAACAAAATCGGAAGATTGTTGGGATGGATATAAGCAAAAAGGTATGAAAAAGAAAGGTAAGAAAATGGTTCCAAATTGTGTTCCAGTAAAAGAAGCATCGGAAATGAAGAGATATTGCCCAAAATGTGCAAAAGAAGAAACTCGTGATGAGTGTAAATATGGGAAAAAATATTGGGATATGTTCTCAATGCCGATTACTCTGAAGGACTATACACCAAATACTCCTCATCCTGGAAATATGCCAGAGGAAAAGGATCATGAGTATTCAATGGCACGTTCTGAACTGAATACAATTGCGAATGCTACAAAGAGATTAAAGAAAAAGATGAAAGGAGAAGGTAATATTGAAGCATGGGTTCAGTCAAAGATTACTAAAGCAGCAGATTACATTGATACGGCCGCTGATTACGTTGATAGTAGAGAAAGTAAAGTAAATGAAGATACTACCATCGAGGATGCAAATGGGAATACCTTCATTAGAATCATTGACATTATTAAAGCAGACCGTTTAGTTAAGGAAACAATTAGTCCAACTATTCCTGGAGGAAAATCTCCATATAAGAATCCATCTCTTCCAAAAGAAAATCCAGATGATGTGAAGATTAGAATCATAAAAGGTAAAGAACCACAATTACCTTTGGCAAAGGGAGAAGGTGGATCTCCTGGTCAACCATATAATGCACCAAAAGAAGATCCAAAAAATCCTTATGTTCCTGCACCAAAAAGACCAAAACTTCAATTAGCACATTATGAGTTTGAAGACAAAACTCTTTCTCAATTTATGATCGAAGCATCTGCTGCTTGGCAAAGAAAAGAGGGAAAGAATCCTGAGGGTGGTCTAAATGCTAAAGGTAGAGCATCTGCTAAAGCACAAGGACATAATCTAAAACCACCAGTTACAACTCCACCATCAAAACTTGATCCTGATAGCAAATCGGCAAAACGCAGAAAGTCTTTCTGTGCTCGTATGGGTGGAATGCCTGGTCCTATGAAAGATGAAAAAGGAAGACCAACAAGAAAAGCATTATCTTTGAGAAAGTGGAATTGTTAGTATGTCATCAGAATTAACTGATTTTTTTAAATTATTAGCAGAGGATAAGAAAAAGAAAAAAGAGGAGTTTGATTCCGTAGTTGGTGACTTGAGATTAGATTCTCTTTTTAATGAGGTTGCTAATCTGAAAAAAGAAACTAAAAAGAAAAAGGTACAAGAACAAAAAACAGTCAAGGCATTTGAGAAATGGTTGTATTCTGAGACACCTAAAGAACAAGAACAAATTATTGAGGATGTAATTGAAGAATCTTTAGATGAAGTCCTTGAAGTATTGATGGATCATAAAGAAGAACCTAAAACAGAACTGATTGAAAGATCATTAGGTCTTCTTGCAGAACCTTCAAATGTTAAACAAAATAATGATCCATTGACCCCTCTTGACCAAAAGTTCGCAACACTTGCAGATTTACAGAAACATTATAAACTTTTCCTTTCTCGTATTCAACAACAACTCTCCACAATAGGTGGAGGTGGAGAAACTCGTTTAGAGTTTCTTGATGATGTTGATAGAAATACTACAAAGACCAATAATTATTTTCTCAAATATAATGCGTCTCTGAATAAGTGGGTAGGAGACCCTGCTGATGGTGTTGGTATTACAAGTATTGTATCCATCACAGGAGTTACTACATACTATCAGGCAACAGATACTGATGATT